GTCGAGTGTCAGCATCAGTACACCTTCGCCTTGGGAGTGACCTTTCTCAAGAGGTCGGCATCATCGGGAGATCCCCAAGAGCGGTTAATGCCGTTCTCGTTGTGGGTAACCTCTCCGTTCGCCCCCATCCGTGCGAAGTACCTCGCAGCCAAGTCACATTGGAGTGAGGAATACTTCGCCGGGATGGAGAACTGACCGAAGTCATCTATAAGCGGATACATCACGCCGAGAATAGCATCCTCTGCCTGGTCGAGAAGTTCGCTCACCACCTCATCGGTAGCGGTCGCATCATTCCCGACAAGGCTCTTAACTCTTGCTATCTTTGCGGAGTCGCTCATAAATGCCATTTTAAGCCTCTTGCTTCTTTGAAGCGGTCTTCTTTGTGGTCTTCTTGGTAGGGGTATTGGGGGCTTCTTCAGGCTCGTTCATCGGGGCATCCTCGACAATGCCGTAGGTATGCCCGATGAGCTTGCCCTCTGCATCCCTGACTTCTTTCCCGTTATGAATCATTGCAAACCCTTTCTGCTATTTCCTTATTTACGAAATAGCCGTGGTGTCACGATGGACATAGATGCCCTTCGTCTTGTTGTCGAGAACGAAGACATCGTAGTACGCACGATACTTGAGAATCCATCCGTCAGCATCGTTGTTGTATTCAGGAGCGATCACGGACGGCATAGCGTGTTTGATAGCCTTCTTGACGGCAGACGGATGAACGATCATGAAGTTGATGTGGTAAGCACCCGTAGCCGGAGCGAAACCGAAGGAGGAAGCACCGCTATTCAGGGTGACGGCGGTGGCGAACCTATTCGGAGGCACAACGATAACTTTCATATCGTCATACATCTCGACCGCCTTGACGGCTTCACGCTCGTTGGCGAGGTAACGGGTGATCTTCGCTTTCAGACCCGCATAAGCAGCCGGAGAGACATAGAGGATGCGACCTTCTCTCGGAACTTCGTTCTCATCGAGAACCTGACTACCCGCATCGATCAGGGACGGAACATCGGTCGTGCCGACCGTGATTGCGCCAGTAGCGACCGTGTTGCCGGAACGGGAGGCGAGCTTGGCGAAGGTATAGGCATCGATTTCGGGGACGACCCATTCTCTTTCGAAGCCCGCACCGAGGCGACCGAACGCCATGCCGAGGGTCTCCTCGTCATCGTAGCGGTCAACCATGAACTTCGTGCCACGATCCTTTTCAAGGGTAAGGGTTTCCCAAGTACCCGTGACAGAACCCTTGGCGAAGCCGTTGTTGCGGTCATAGTCACCGAGACCGTCCATAGCCAGTTTGAAGACCTTGGCGGTGTTGGCATCGATAAACTGGATCTCGCTATTCGCAAAGTCGAGGTCGATAGACTTCGCCTCATTCTTGTAGACTTCATCGACAACGGCGAGATATTTCTGTGCAAGTGCAATAGAGTTAGGCATAGTTTTCTCCTATGTGTTAGATAAGCCCCGCACCCCTCTTAATTGCTTCAAGAAGCTTGTCATCTTCTGACTTGCCGAGGTCTTTGGGGGTAGGCGGTGTTCCGTTGGTAGGCTTGGGCTGATTGTTGAGCGCCTCGGCTTTCAGCCTTGCCAAAGTGTCTGCATTGGAAGCCCTCAAGCTTTCGAAGTAATCGTCCGTGACTCCTTCGGGGAGAAGCGCAGCCATCTTGTCTGCATTTTCCTTGCTGAACCCGGCATTCTGATACTTGTCAGAATAGGTTCGGATGCGGTCACGCTCGATGTACTGTTTAAGGAGTTCATCCTTACGGGCTTGCTCTTCCTCTGCCTCTCTCTTCGCCAGTTCTTCCTTTGAAAGAACTTCGGAGAGCTGTTTTTTGAACTTTGAGACATCTGCGGAAGCTTTGGTGTTCGAAGCACGAAGCCGTTCGTTCTCGGCTTTCGTCTGTTCGTAGAGTGCCTTGTAGTCAACTTCAGGTTCGGGAGTGGTAGTCGCATTATTTGCGACAGTTCCCTCTGCCGGAGTTACTTCAACGCTTTCGTTCTTCAAAACTTTGTTTTCTTCCATATTGTCCTTTCTGCGATTTGGTATCGGTGCTTCTCTGCATCGGCTTTTCAGCAATTTGCGTGTTTAGGGTCATTCTCTTGACCTTTGCGTTTGTTTATCGTCACTTCTCTGTGACTATTTTTGGAAATTCGCCTTTTCGTTTTGGGTTTTTCCAACTTTTTTGTTAGGCGAATGTTAAAAAACATCTACAATTGATCGAGTTCTGTGGGAGGTTGAAGTCTCCTGGGAACTCCGCTCCGTCCCCATCGTAGGTGTAGAACATTGCATCGATTGGTATCTCCATTCCGTCAAGGTAGGCATGAGTATCACGGACTCTGTCATCTTCCATCGTGTGCCAGGTCTTCATCGAGTAGCCCTTCCGCTTTGCGAAATTGTGCATACTCTCGTTGAAGACCCTTTGGGTTTCCGTGTGGAGAACCGTCAGCAAGCCGTAAATCTCACCTTGTGTTGCCCACCGCTTCACCCTCTGCTCGAAGTCCTCTCCGGCAATCCTCCGATAGATCGTGTCCTTCATCTCCCTTGCATCGATGCGGAGGTTCTCATCGATGTTGTCTCTTCCCATCACATAGCAATAGATGAGATACTCAAGGATGATGTCCGCACACTCTTCGGGATCAACAGAGCCGTCCGCATTCTTGGGGAGTTCAACAATCTTCTCCTCTATGTTGTTGATGTCATCCCACGGGAAAAGCATTAGTCTCTCCAGTACCCTTTCACATAGTGCGAGGTCTGCGGTTTACCGCCCTCTTGGGAAGACCCCGGCTCTGACACACTCTCTCCGTCCGAAACGGAAAGGTTGTTGTCCATTTCCTCTGTCGGCTCAAGGGGTTCGCCCGATCCCTCTTCTGCGCCCATCGTATCCGGCTTGTCGGCGGTCGGTGCATCGGGGTCACCCCACTTCATCTTGAGCCACTTTTCGGACATTTTCACATCTGCGTTCGGATCGTTGGACACGCCTGACTTGCCGAAAGCAAGGGTCGGCTCAACGCCCGAATTGAGAAGAAGGTTCAGGGCTTGCGCCTTTTCGTACATTCCGCTCGTTTCGTTACGCACGAAGTTCAGTTCGAAGTCGGAGACCTTTAAGCCCTTGACGAGTTGCTTGTCTTCAAGGATCTTGAGGAAAATCTTGTCAAAGTAGGAGTTGCTCTCTCTGAAAAGGTCTTCCGTGTTCCTCGCACAGACTTGTGCGTTGGCGAAACCGTCACGCAGATAAACCGCAGAAGCGGTATCGGAAGTGGAACGCTCTCCCTTTGTGGTGTCGGGCATGGAGCATACACGGAGGACTTGTCTGTAAGTCCAATCCACAAGGGTTTGTGTCTGCGTTTGGTTCAGCTCCTCGGTGAGGAGTTTCACATCTCCTTGCGTTCCGTCACCCATTCTCGGAAGAACGAGGATGCCTTTATGCTTCATCGTGTCTGCGCTCTCACCCTCCGGCAAGTCGCATCCGTAGATGACCATAAGGCTCTGTATGAACTGTCCAACGCCGTCAAGACGGTCGGAAGCCAGTTCGTCAAGCGCATCGAGGAGCGGTAGGGCTGCCTCAAACGCACACATATCAAGCGAATTGTATCGGTACTCGATGATGGGGATCTCGCCGAGGGCGTTATCCTCTTCGCCAATGATTGCCTCGGCAACCGCAACATCTTCGTTCCGCATCCGTCCGTCAATGACCTTGCGGACAGAAGCCGGAGTGCCGACCAATCGGAAGCACTTCTTGTCGGTGTAGGCATCGATGTAGAGCCTCTCACCGCCCATGACGATGTTGATGCCGAGCATCGGTCTGTTGCCGGGGCGGAGAGAATACACCACGAAAGCGGAAATGGGGTTCAACGAGTAGCAACGGACGGGGATCTCGTCATCATCGTTCGGCTCGATGTACAGAACACCCAAGCCGACAGTATGGAAGGAATCCACCACCTTGTTGTCCGCAAGATGCTTTCCGCTTCGGTACAGATACTCGTTCAGCTTCGTGACTTTGTTCTGCGCCTTGGGCTTTCTTGCCGTGTAGAAAGCGGGTTGCTGAAGAAATGCGCCGTTCTTGTAGGTGCAGATCTCCTCTGCGTGGTTCTCGTTGATCTTGTTGCAGATAAATGTATTGCGTTCCTTGGTTCGGGAAAGGATCGGAGTGATGCCACGGCGGTAGTCCGAGAGATATTTTTCCTCCATTGCGTTCACCGAATGGGTCATAAGGGCTTCGTTCACCACATGGAGAACATTTTCCCTTGTGATTTCGGTTTCAGAGGTATAAATACGCCTCCGTCCGTGGGTGTAGACCCCGGCGAAGGACAGTTCTGTTTCGGAACTGCGGTCGATTCTTTCGATTGAATTAGGCATCGGATACCTCGCTCCCCCACCTCACCTACTGCCGGGGAAAAGCACATGAAAAAACCGACAGTAGGCTTTAGATGGAGGTTATGAAAAGCCCGGAGGAGGCAATGTATACATTATTCCGTGATAGTGCATACCACAATATGTTGTGGTTTTTCAAGAGTGCGACCACTATATCTTGTTGTCATATCCCCAAAGCGCAATAAAATAAGGCGGTCGAAGCCGCCTTATCACATATATTGTCAGTTCAGTTTACAGATATCCTCTCCTGGAGTAGACCTTTATCGTCCTCGGAGCGGTATTCACTACCGTCATGACCATCGCAAGGCTATCAGGGGCATCATCGTGCTTGTTCTTCCCCTCTACGGTGAAGGAATAGACATTTTGCATGAACCGCACATACTCCCTATCCCTCAATTCAGGGGCAAGGAATATCATCCGCTCCTTGATGTCGGGGCTTTTGTCGAAGATCCTCTGTTGTTTTCCGACACCCGCAGAAACCCAGTTTTTGATAGTTTTTACTATATTTAATCGTATGCCCTCCGCACGAAGCCTTGCATCCACCTCGTCCGCATAACTTCCCGTGGTTCGGGTAGCCTCAAAATAGATAGCGGACACGCCCTCGTCCTTCGCCTTTTGCACGATCAGCGGTTCGGTCACGCTCTTGTCCGCATTGGAGTACACCACGGACGAGATGTACAAAGCATCTCCGTACTGGTGGACAACGGGCGCAGCCACATAGTCACCACCGCCCCAAGCCGGGTCAACCACCATAAACACTCTGTCCGCTTCCACATTCTTCGGAAACTCTCCGTTGTAGGTCTGAAAGTCTTCGGGGGAGAACACCGCACCCATTCTCTCTATCGGCGAACCCATGTACTGACTCAACCAATCGGCAATCGCATCCGACCGCTCAAAGCCGTCCCTGATGCGGTGGAAAGCCTCCGTGGTGTAGCCAACTCCGAACATATAGTCGAAGTTGCTCTCGTCCCGACCGTTCAATGCCGGAACATTCACGATCTTGTACCGCCTTGAGGCGAACTTCGGAGAGGTCTCCAACAGTTCTATGCGCCTTGAGAAGCAATCGTAGATAGACCAACGAGTGCCGACCCATAGCATCTTGGCGTGTTCCTTGCACCTTGTGACAAGGTTGTTCGACACCACTTGCCAAGCCTTGTCCAAAAGCATCTTGTTCTTCGCTTCCTCGATACCCGAATGCAAGTCATCCCCGACAACATAGCCGTCACAATCGAGCATTCCGTTCAAAGCCCCGTACAAGCTCCGGCAAGACAAGGAAGCATACTTCTTCTTCCGTCCGATGTTCAGGATATGCTCCTTCGCATCTGTCGAAGCCACCTTGAACTTCGGGAACACGCTCCGCACGTCGTAGGTAACCGGGTCTGCAAGGATCTCCAACACACCGTCATAGAACGCATTTGCCACCGCATCCGCATAGGAGGCGTACAAGTTGCTCCGCTCCGAGTCTCTCCCCATTATCCATATCAGGAAGAAAGTGCATAGGGCGGTTTTGCCCGTTCTTGGAGGTTGGGAGATGTACAACTCGTCCAAATAGTCATACTCAAGCATCTCCATAGCCGTTAAAATGGTCAAAAGTTGCGCCCTCCGGGGAAGCCAGTACTTCTCCTCCGGCTCTCTGTACCATTCCACCGCTACCATAAAGTCATCAAACGAGTCCTTCCCACCGAACACATACGACCGATGAAGCCTCTCATAGTTGTCGGTTGGGTTGTCCCCCTTCTCCAGCAAGCCCTTGATCGTCTCCCGATACCCCTTCAGGATCTTCCGATACCGCAAGACCTTGTTCTCCATGCACCCCACACCCGATACCATCTTCCCGATGTTCTCGATGCAATCCAAAGCCTCGTCATACCGCCCCGCTTTCATGTAACTCACACAAGCCGCCTCAAGCTCGCCCTGGCTTACCCCGGGTCTCTTCTCTATCGGTATTTCGGGAATGATTGCCGGTTTCTTCTTCGCCATATTCGCCCCTTGTTCCGTTTCTTCAAGCTTATAAATGGCTTTTAGTGCCATTTCTTCAATCTAGGTATATTATACCAAATCGGCGGTAAAACCATCAATAGGGCGGCATTTTCATCGCTATAACCCATCAAAACGGGTAAGGGAAATACGAGTAAGGGAAACACGGGTAAGGAAGATATATAACAGTATGGTCTTTTTATAGTTTAAAAGTATAGAATGGGGTCTTTTATAATTAGCGAATATATAGGGGGGTTACCCGACCCCGATGCGCCGTTGCCCTCCCCCCGCCTCCCCTTGCATCGGAAGGAAAGACAAAAAGCCCCACCCGTCCGTCTGTAGTGGTTCGCCGTGTATGGTTCGCCGTCCGATTGCGTACACCGTGCGCTGTCTATGATTGTATCTATTTTATAAGTTATAGTTTAACGAATAGATTTAGTTTATCCGTATGATCCGCAACGCCGGAGACTATGACACACACGGAGGCGTGTGCTTTTTATGGTGTGTCGGTGTGTCGTGGGGTTAGTTTTTCCATGCCCGAACGTGCGTATATAATTACTTATATAGTTATATACAACCCGTGGGAGTAGTCAAATATTGCGGACTTATAACCGCTTATAAGTATATAACATACCGACCAACGCCCCGAACCGCCGGAAACGGTAGTCAGATATTGCGTGATCCATTCACCTATCAATCCAGTAGGCGAATAGGTTTATAGATTAGCACTCTCCCGGATCGATTGCCAGTTTGAACGCTGCAATCAAATATCACGCCGGAAGCCGTGCGATTGTATGCATAAAATGCCGTAAATCGATCGTAGCATATACAATATGTTGTGGTATAGGAGGCATTGAAATACAATATGTTGTGGTTTATAGTATTATGTGAAAAAAGACGGGATTTAACACGCCTGAAATTGTGGTGTTTTTTCGTGTTTTTTGGGGATCACAAGCGGATAACACAAGATGTTGTAGTTTATGCACCGCAAGACCACAAGATGTTGTGGTTTGCATTCATTTTAGTGCCGTTTCATCCATTTTCAGAAAAAAATTTAAAAAATTTTCAGACCACTATATATTGCGGTTATGTATGGATCGAACCACTATATATTGCGGTTTGGCGTAGTGATTTCCTGGAATTTTTTCCGCTTATGTATTTACAATGTCTGTCTATTGTAGTATAGTATAGATAGTTCCAAAGGGAACTACAAAAAGCGGTTGCCCCGTCTACCAAACAAACGCAACCGCCCAACAAACACCAAACGCACAAATGAAAGGAGTCTGTTATGCGTAGTTTAACATCTATTAAGAAAACTGTCAAGAACTCTTCCGCTCGGTCTGCTTGGAAGCGTGGTGTGAACGCTTACGCTCTCGAACTTCTCGAAGAGGTTGACCGCTCCGAAACCCTCCCCGAAGACGCCGTCTGCAATTTTAGAATGTTTGAGAAGTACTTTTTAAATGGTGCTTCTAATTGGTCTGAATATTCGTGGGGCGGTTGTTCCCTCATCTATGACGGAGACATCGCCGAGAGACTTTGCACTCCCTCCGAACTGAAGAAGACGAGGAACGGAGAGCGCAAGCCGAACCCCTCTGAAGAATGGCTCGACACTCAAGCGAGGGCGTTATATCAAGCCGTTCGGCTTCTGTGGAGGGTGGTTAGTAAGTAAGATGGTGCGCCGTTGGGGCGTTGGATGGTTCGAACCCATCCGCACCTTTTCCCCACAAGGGGCAAAAACTTTTAGGAGGTTGAACAATGGCAAGGCGTTTTTGGGACATTGAAGACGGCGCAATTCTCACGGAGGGCGAGATGCGCTATTGGTGGGAAGTTGACAAGGCAGAGAATGACATCGCCTCCGAAACATTCAATGAATATGTTTCCGCTTGTCATCCAATGAATAACGGCGTTGTGGTCGAATTGCCGGAAAGATGCGTTTTCGAGCCGTTCTTCGTTGGCAATGACGGCGAGTATTGGGGAAGGTTCGAAGAGCGTTCGGTCGGTCATTGGTGCGAATTCTACTTCGATGCCTACGATGCGGAGAGTTGGGAAGAAGCAAAGGCAACGATGGAAAAGCAAGCAAGGGACACATTCGGTGAGAATGCCGTCATCAATTGGGAGGTGCTGAAATGACATTCTGCGGTCTTCCGATGGTTCGGCATTCGGTCGGTTCGATTCCGGCGAGACCCTTGCCCATATGGGCGAAAAACAAGCGCATGGAGGTTGAGCAAATGGTTTTCAGTTTAGAATTCTGTGATGACTACACACAGGAGCTTGAGTTCTTCTGCCCGGAGAAAGAGATCACATTCTGTGTCGATATTTCAGGGGCATTCGATGAGCAAGCGGAGACCTACGATGACGGCGAGGTCGAGCGGATCGTGAGCAAGGCATTCGGCGAGGCATTCGGCGAAGGTGTCGAATGGAAGTTTTGAGGAGGCAAGCAAATGAGCAAGATGATGAGCAAGTTTGAAGGAGTATCGGAAGAATTCAGCCCGGAGGTCTACATTCGGCTGATGAGGAACTTGAGCAGAGCATTCGGTGATCTTGTCGAATACTGTGAGGAGAACGGCATAGATTTCCAGGATTTTATCACAAAAGACTATCCCTTTGAGCACTCTCTTGACGAGGTGGCTTTCGGGGTCATGGAATGGGCTGATTCTGCGGAGCAGACTCTTGATGAGGTGTGAGATGAAATTCTATGACATTCTGAGCAACGTGGCGATTCAGTGAAACGTTCGTGTCAGCATTTGGGCGGGCGATGAGGAGGTCGAAGTTCGGTACTTTGATTACGTTGACGATCTTGCATATGAGCGTTCGCTCCCGGATGAATGGTACGAGCTTGAAGTTGGATATGTGTTTGCCGGGACAGATGGTTATCTGCACATTGAGCTTATTGAGGAGGTGGAAGAATGAAGGTTTATGATGTGTGCTACAACTGGCAAGATTATGACTACGAACACACAACGGTATATGCGGAGAACAAGAGGGAAGTCCGCAAGATTATGAGAAACCATTTCGGCAACGGCGTGGAAATCGTCTACATTGAGGAGGTGTAAGCATGACATACGGAGAAGCCCTTGAGAAGGGATACAAGGAACTGTTCACGGCGTGGACGAGAGGATATGTTTCACGCAAAGCGGATCGGGCAAGCCTTCCCGTCAAGGAGGCGGGAGGCATTCGGCGGGGTCTATATTATGTGGAACTCCCGTCATGGCAAAGCACAACATACTGCATTCGGCTTTATCTGAAAGCCCCGGAGGAGGTTTGACATGAGTATCTACACGGACATTCTGAATGCTGACGGAGGCATCTTCATCAGCGGAGCTACTGGAAGCGGCAAGTCAACTGTCATTTCTGCCCTTCTGCATCAGGTGGTGTGCCGTTACACGCCGGGAGAACCCACGGAGATCGGCAAGCCGGAGCAAGCCATTCTGTACCTTGCAGACCCGAAGAAGGTGGAGCTTGCGAGGTGGAGGTATCTCCCCATCGTCAAGGGGTACGCACAGAGTGACGAGGACTTCAAACACCCCGACATTCTGAAGCTCATCGACAAGGTCATTCGGCTGATGGCGTGGAGATATGATGTCATGCAGAGGTACGGATGGAGGAAGTGGCAAGGGAGCAGAGCGTTCCTGGTCATTGATGAGATCGCAGACATTCTGCTCGTCAAGGAAGAGTGCAAAGAGTTTCAGCAGAGACTCACAAGACTTCTGAACCTTTGCAGAGCATCGGGGATCACGGTCATCCTCGCAACGCAGAGTCCGTCAAGGCAGACCGTTCCGGCATCTGTACAGATAAACTGCACTTGCAAGCTCTGTCTCCACACGGCGAACCGCATCGAGTCCTTCATGGTCTTGGGGCAAGCGGGAGCAGAGAAGTTGCCCCGGTACGGCAAGGGATATCTCCTCTTGGACGGAGAGGTGAAACTGGTGGATGTGCCGTATGTGCCTGACGAGCAGATTGACAGAGTGATCTACGGCATCATCCGTCAGAATGTAGCAAAGAGGATTTTCGGCATCGATATCAATGCAAGGAGGTAAGCAAGATAATGAGCAAGACGAAGCAGAGGAAGGTCGCAGAACTGAAGTGCGGTGGCATTTGGGAAGTGATCCACGAGGAAGGGCGCAAATTCGACCCCTACAAGGTAGTCCACAAGTGGTGGGAAATCGACCCCAAGACCGGGGAGTGCAAACGCAAGACCATGATTATGGTGAGATATGCGAACTTGCAGAGTGCCATGTATCTGTTGTATAGTGTTCCGTGCGGAGGTGCGGTATGAGTACAGTAGGTGAGCGGATCACGGCTGCGAGGGGCAAGGTCGGATGGACACAAGGCGAACTGGCGAGGCAGATGGGCGTGACATTGAGTGCGGTGTCGCATTGGACTCTCGGATTGAGGAAGCCCGGAGACCACATTCTGAAGCTCATCTCCGACAAAACTGGAGTCCGCTTCGAATGGCTGAAGAACGGAAATGGCGAGATGGTCGGCGAGGATACCGACACCACAAGTCAAGTGGACAAGTTCATCATTGCCCGTCTGTCGAACCTTGAGAAAGAGGTGCTTCTGAAGTTCCTTCGGCTAACACCGGGAGACAAGCGGAACATCAGGGTCTACCTCGACCAACGGATAGACACCATCTTGGAGCGGTACAGATTGAGGGAAGAGGATGAAGAAGAGGAGGGATGACCCCTCCTCTTTCTTTTGCTCTGTCGCATCGATAAATGCCCTTTAAAGACATTTTCTGCGGTTGCCAGTACATCTTACTGGTCGAAACGGAAAATCGATTTAATTGGCATTTTCGTGCGTTCTAAAGCATTGTCATATTTCCCCTCTATTTTATCTTACGGCAGAAACTTTGCGTTGTCAATGAGCTTCTGCGGATCGTCAGGTTCTCTCCTGACCGCCACATCCACATCGACCTTTGAGGTGTTGGAGATGTAGCCGTGGTTATTCTGCATATCGTTGAGATAGATGAGCGGAGGCAGATTCCCTCCGAGTGCCAGTTGCTTCTTGACGGAAGCGATATCATTGAGCGTTGTTTCAATGATCGGGGCAAACTCTCTGTTCACCTCTCCCCTCTTCCAGTTCATCAAAGTGGATCTCGCAACACGGAGGAAGGAGGCAAGCCCCTCTACATCGGGGTATATCTTTCTGCCGTCCGAATTGACCCGATAGATGAAGTCCCAATAGGCATCGATTGCCCCTTGGAGTTCCGCTCCGCTTGCGAACTTCGGAAGGGAATGCGAGATGCCCTTGCCCCTCGACACCGTCCGAATCTGTCCGAGGGCATCCGCTATGTCATTGTCGCCAACCGGGGAGTAGTCTGCCGGAACTTGGTAAGCCTTGAACATCAGCATCCGTGCCTCGTCAGGCTTTTCCGCAAGTTCCTTCTTCTCCCGATAGTAGGCGGTCACTTCGTCTCCGCTCATCATAATGGTCTCGGAGGAGGGTGCGCCGACACCCTCCACCTTTGACATCTGATATTCGGACTCTTGTTTCTTCCTTGCCATTTCTCACCTTACACGAACGGAAGGTCGTTGCCATCGGTGTATGTGTCGAACAGACCGCCCTCCGGCTTCACATCGTCCGTGTTGACGAACATCTCAAACTCGTCCGATGTCTTCTTGCGTTCATCGGCATAGGCATCGAAAGCCTCGCAATCTGCGGTGATCTTGAACTCCGTGTAGATCGTTCCGTTCGGTGCTTTCCTCGGCGCAGCGGTTGCATCAACGATCCTCTTCACCTTTACTTTCTGTGCGTTCAGGCATTCCTTTGCGTTCGACACGAACATCTTGACGGAGGCATAGCCCCTCTCCGCTTTCCTGATGACGAACACATAGGGTTCATTCCTCGTCTTGGATGTACCCTTGTACACATTCTGACCGACAAGGGAGATTTCGTCTCCAACCCTGATAGTTGCGGATGATTCGTTTGCCATTATTCTTTCTCCTTTAAGGCATTGATTTTATTGAGGACATCGTCCAGTTCGTCCTGATTAATAGCCTTGATGTCTCCGTAGCCCCATTCCTTCAGCTTTTCCTTGACTTTCTTTGCGGACAGACCGACATCCGCTGCCGTGGCAAAAATCAGTTTGCCTTGCTTCTGTGTGATCGTTCCCGTCTTCACCGCCTCGTTCAGTTCGTCAAACTTCTTCATGAAGACTTCATTCTCGATGTCCTGGCTGAAGAGTGCGGACAGACCGCTGACGGACAATGCCGCCTGAACCAAGGCTCTTTTCTGTGCCATCTTCAGGGTGGAGTTGCAACTGTCAAACGGAGAGTTCCATCCGTTCCGCTTTTCGGAAGTGTTTGCCGATCCGTAGCCGGAAGTGAAGATATACTCTGTTCCGTCATTCGCAATCTTGATGAGATCGCACCGCACATTGTAGAAGAAGAACGGCTTGAAACCCTTTTCGGTCTCGATGGCGTTCAGTTCCTCTATTTTGCTCTCGATTGAGAACCGCACCAGTAGCCCGTAGACAGACACGATTTTTTCCGCACCGCTCTTGAGGAGTGAAGGCTGCTTCGTGCCTGGAATGACATCGAAGTCCGTTCCTCTCTCAAGTATGACCGCACACTTGTCATAGGGACAGATGACCTTGTAGTTCTCTCCGCTTCTCTCTGCGAGGGCTTGTCTGCCCTCATAAACTGTCAGTTCTGCCATTAGTCTGCCTCCCTCTCAAATCTTGCTCCACATTCAGGACAAAAGTTTGACCTCTCGATGAACCGCTCTCCGCATTTCGGACAACTGTATCCGTTGCCGAACTCGACCCATTTGTACAGTTTCTTGGGCTTTTCTAATGCGACATTGCAACGGAGCGCATCCATCTTTTCGAACTTCCGGCGCAAGCCGATAAGTATGCCATACGCATCGGGTTCTCCGCAACTTCTGATTGCCTCGTCCACAAGGCTGATAGCTTCTCGTCTTGCTTCATCAATCATGTATCTCATCTCCATCATTCTTCCTCCTTTACTTTTTGAATGGCTTCAAGGTATTTCTTTATCTTTTCCCCGGTCTCTTTCTTGACCGTGTTCATCACATCCGCTATGCAGATACCGCTTTCGGGGTCTACCCAAATGTCGGAGTCCTTGCATTTCACATAGCCGATAAGGTTCGGTGGCGGTGTCTCCAAGGAACACAGAACGCAGTTGTAACAACTCATTCCTTCTTCGCACTCCGTTTCTTAATGTCCGCAAGGCGTTTGTGCAAGTTGCACAATTCCTTGAACATCTCCCATCCGCTGAAATCTCTCTCCTCTTCGTAGTCCGCACAGTTGAAGAGATCGTAACTTCCGTCCGAATGTAGGTACAAGGCGTATCGGTCATACCCCACATCCCCAAGTCCGGCATTGTAGGCAGCCGTTTGGCAACAGACCGCTATCTTCTGATCCGATGACGGAGAGCTTGCCGTCTTGATGTCCAGTACGCAAGGGTGTCCGTCCAGTTTGCCGACCCTGTCAGCCGTGCCACAGAAGCCCCGTAAAGGCTCATAGAAGCGGTGTTCGATGTAATCCCACTCCACATCGTAGTCATTGAGAAAACGCATATAAGCCACGATATAGCCCTCAATAAAGGGGTCTACATATTCAGGCTCAAAGCCGAGGTCTATGTCCTCCGTCATCTCATGCACCGCCGACCCTCTCTCCTTCGCCTCTTCCAAAATCGAGGGGTTTACCTTGCCATAGCCCACGGCGGTTATGTGTTCAAGGATCTCCGTAACGGACGGCACAACCTTTCCGTCCACCTTGTACTGGTGCTTCAGTTCGAAAAACTCAATAACGCTCATACCATTTACCTCTCCCCCCTCCGTGTTCTTTCGGTCTCCACAACCGCTCTCCTCTGTCTCCCTTCCGATACCTTGTCGCAATGGTTGTCCGCTTGATCCCGGTCATCTCTGCCAGTTCGGAAAGAGTTACTTTCTTTCCACGGAACTCCACCGTGTATTTCAGACACTCGTTTCTCATCCGCTCCACACGGAGGTCTTTGCCGGAAAACGCCCTATCGGGTTCAAGTCCGTCCCAAAGCCTCTTCCATATCGTTCCCTTCTGCAAGCCCGTCCGCTCCGCTATCTCCGCTACCGTCAGCATCTCCCCCTCAAAAGGGTACTCTCTTGGAGAATGTTCGCTCATGTCGAATCGTCTCTCCTTTCTCCGTATGAACAGAAGTCGGTCGGGTAAAAGTCATAGCAGACAGGAAATCCATCCACATCCTTGCGCCAGCACATCTTTCTGTTCGGGTCTGCTTCGCTCGGCTTATAATGCTCACAATCCTTGCACCGCACGACTTCGACCGCATCGATGGCCGATTCGCACATAATCGCCCTCTTTATGGACGGAATTATGCGTTTGAGCTCGTCGCACTCTTGCCACTTGTCAAAAACAAGTTTCGCAAGAATGTCTGTTTTAATGTATCTCTCCATCGTTCTCCTCCCTTATCTTGTCTCCCATTGCTTTCATCATCGGGATGATGCACGGCAGCGCAATGCCGTTCCCCCAAAGTTTGTACTCCGCAGAATCGGAGTGTGGTACATCCGAACACCAATCAGGTGGAAATCCCTGAAGCCTCGCACACTCTGTCGGAGTCAATCTTCTTGCTCGATAAGTACTATCTGTGGATCGTGCATCGTGTTCAATGCCCCCACCATCTCCTGAAGGTAGACCTGATGCACTTGTCCGTTCCCTATTGCTCTCGCCCATCTCTCTCTCTCTCTCTCTGTGACTAACAAGTCACTATATGCATCTTGCCCGTTGTAACTTCCCGGATGCGCCCCCTGGTTCAATGTCCCCGTCTTGTTCTGATATGACAACTACCATCTCCCCCTTGTGGTCTCTGCTCTGAATGGTGAATGCGATTTCACCCCCCCCCTATCTTCGGTGTCGGATGATCCGCAATCACCGCCAGCACTTCCTTCTCCATCCTCATATGCGATTACTGGCGCACCATAATGGGTGGTGCATAGGGTAGGGCTTTGGTCTTTGTAAAACACGCACGATGGCTTGCCCCCCCATATCAAATGCGTAAACTGTCTGCTTCATCTCTCATCGGTTCAAACAGATATTGGTCTTGTGTCACTCCGAGGGTCGAAGCCAAGTCCTTCTGTATCAACGCTCCCTTTCCCGCCGTTCCAATCGTTCCGTTCCTCTTCACATAGGTGTCGCACCCCCCCTAATTTTGAGGGTGAATACAACCGGGATGTGGTCTGCGTCCGTTGCTTTGTTATTCAATGCTTTGCTTTTGCCCCCGTCATGCTTTGGTTGTAGGCATCGAAGCCGATGGCTTCCGTCACGATGGTGGTTGTCCGCACATCGGAGTTCTCGAATGTGTTCAATGTGTTCGCCACTTGACACCCCCCCCATGTCTCAAAATCGGTCGGACTCTGCGCCCTTCTGATTTTTCGGAAGGTCTGCTTCTCTTCCATCCTCCACCTCTATGATGAATACCTCGCTGCCCCCCCCGTATGATCCACTCTTGGCTCTCAAGGACACGGAGATGTCATCCACATACCACTTGAAGAACCGCTTTTCTGTCAGGGTAATCCGTTCATTTTCCATAGCACGATGCCCACATTGCCCCCCCCAGTTCCCATCCGTGCATTTAGTGCGTTCGACCGCCCTTCGCAAAGTTTTATTCTTGAGTCATTCGGATGGTTTTCGAATAGGAGGGGCTGACTCATTCCCTTACGCCACCGCCCATTCCTTCCGAAGTTCCGCAAAGCTCTCCGCTGACAATCCGGCTTGCGATATCAATGCGGTCTTCAAGACTTCGGGCAAGCATTTCCCACGAATTTCGGATCTCCTCAAAATGCCTCGGCAAGCCTTCTCGCTCAAATAGAACTTCTCCGGCACTTTGTCCTCCAAGATCTGCGACAAGGAAGACTCTTCTACGGCGTTGGGGGACTCCCCAAAATTGGGCATCCATGACACGCCAAGCAATCTGCCATCCGTTTCCTTCGACCACCCCGGCATTAGTCCATTTGTCAGGTCGAGGAATAACCACGGACGGCTCTTTGATCCTTGCGACCTCCTCGATGACCGCTCTGAAGTCCTCACCGCCGTTTGAGGAGAAGACTCCCGGCACATTTTCCCAACACCAAAATCTTGGTCGAATAGGCTCATCTGCCCGTTGCAAGTGTAGTTTTGTGGTAGCATCTCTCATCTCCTTCGTGATGCGGATTGCCTCTCCGAAAAGACCGCTCCGCTCTCCGTCCAACCCGGCTCTCTTACCCGCTATGGACAAATCCTGGCAAGGCGAACTGTTGGTAAAAATGTCTACTGGCGGTATCTCCGCTCCGTTAATCTTGCTTACATCCCCTAACTGGATGCAGTTCGGAAACCGCTTGGCTTCAAGTGCGACCGGGAATGGTTCTATCTCCGCTTCCCACAGAGGCTCGATTCCGCAGAGCCTCGCAGCCAGTTCCCACGCACCGCTTCCGCTGAAGAGGTTGCCGAGTGTCGGCTTACTCATCATCGTCCTCCCATCCGAAGAAAAGGCTTTTCGGAATGACCTTCACTCTTTTCTCGGCGGGAATGTCATTCAACTTTCTGAACCACTCGCCGGGGGTCATTTCGTTGGCATATGCCTCATCCTCAAATCTGTCGAATGTTTCATCGCCCATTACGATAATTATTTCGTCACGTCCTTCGAGGCAAAGCGTATCTGCGAGGAGGATTTCCATCGTTGGATCACTCATTCGAACTCCTCCTCTCCGTCAAAGTACAAGCCCCTGATGCTCTTCTTCAGGTGGATGTCCTCTCCGGCTATCCAACGCTCGATCTGTTCGTCTGCGTTGTCGAGGATCTTGTCTCCGTCAAGTCCGAGAAGTCCGCAGATGGGGTGAGGGTCTTTGAAGAACCGCTTGCAGTTCTCTGCGTTCTCTCTGTACTGTTTCACCGCAAACGGGATCTCCTTGCAGAACATCCGAAGCTTCTGCTCGTTGGACAGACCATTCCGTCCTCTCCTCTTCTGATTCCTCACGGCTTCGTACATGATGACCTTGGACAGTTTCCTGAACCGCTTCTCCGTGAAGTCATTCTCAAGCGGATGTTCAAGACAGAAGATGTCTATGGAGTATTTGATGTAATCGTTGTAGGCGTAAAGGGCTATCTCGCAAGCGAATGTCCGATAAGCCTCAATCGTTGCTTGGTCTCTTTCACTCCACATACTCGTTTATCGCCTCTCTAAATGCCGACTCCGTGAGCGTGGCGCAAGCTGTTGTCAACGCTTCAATCACTTTATCCGTTACTTTGTCCTCACATCCGTCCTTCGCCAAGGTTGCCCTCAAAAAGTAAAGGATGCCGACCGCCTCCATTTTGTCCATTAGTCCTCCTCCTTGTAAGGAACTGGTTCGAACTCCTCGCAACCCTCAAGGTCTTCGCAATAGTTGCCTTTTTTGCAATCGTTCACAAACCATTCCTTCTCTGTTGTGCCGTAGTAGGTTTCGTAGTCCCACACGGCGTGTCTGCACTCCAGGCATTTCTGACTTACCATTCTTCAAACTCTCCTTCCGGCATTTCCGTGATTAGGATTTCCGTCCGAGGCGAGGTCTTGTCCACATACACCCTTGTTCCATCGTGTCCTTTGACGATTGTGAAGTTGTCATCGAGAACTACACCGTACTTCACAAGAACATCGTCCGCACCCTCGATGAGGTTTGAGGCATCCACCCGTCTGTAACTGTCTCGATAGAACAGATAGCGGATGTTGATAGGTTCGCTGATCGGCTCGTCCAGTTTCGGCATGAACTCCTTGCAAGCCCTTTCGTACTTCTTCCACCTATCGTTCTGAACGATGATAGGCTTACCGTTCCGACCCTTGACGATGTTCTGTGAGTTCTTCTTTGGCACGGGGCATAAACCGATAGTAAAGGTCAATCTCATTATTTCGCTCCTTTGTTAGCCGGAATAACGAACGCCAGTTCTTTCATGCTTTGCCTCCTCGTCCATTCTCTCCCTGACAAACTCCGAAAGGTCTATCAGTAGGTTGTATGCCGTGATGCGCTGCCCCCAAGTGAGGTTGTCGCTTTTGCGGATCTCAAGGAGCTTTGTGTCGATGAAATCCAATATCTTCAAAAGGTCATTCATTGAAGAACCCTTATCTCCTTTCTCTCGCCTTGCGAATAAGACAACTGTATCTCCGTGGTTGTATGTGCGGTCGGTGTCAGGAGTTTCTGAACTGGGTAACCGCCGTAGTCAAGGAATGACGAAGCCACCGCAACCACGAACTGTTTCTGCTTGATGGCGTCGGAGTTCGGATCGAAGACCAACTTGCTTACCGGGAATGTCAACGGCTTGTGGGTATGCCCCGTGATAAGGCAATCGATGCCGTCAATAGCCATTCCGAAGTTCTGAACCTTGTTTGCGGAAGAACCGATGTACTGACCACCGCCCGCTCCGTGAGTGATCGCAAAGGCAAAGGACACTCTGTGTTTCTTCTTGCCGTTCCATTCGTAGTAGAGGCGAACCTTGAGGAAGCAGATGTTCTCTCTGTACAGTTCCTCCTTGCCAAGGGCGAACAACACATCGTAAAGCGGATACTGGTCAGTTTCGATAGACACCCGGCGTTCGTGGTTTCCGTCCGTGCAAGCAAGGATCTTGTCCCTCTCCGCAAGACACCGCAGTTCCTCGATGAGCCATTCCTTCTGCTGCCTCGGAGAGCAAGTCTGTGAGTATGGCGAAGTGACGGATGACCGTGTGCCAGTATCGAGAAGGTCTCCGGCAATGACACAGAAGCAATGCGGATCGTCATAGATGCGCTGAATTGTCTTGTGCCAACGGACGGAATTGAACTCTTGTGAGCCGTAGTGGGCATCCGCAAGCGGTACAATGGTTATGCCGTTCGGGTGTTCCGCAATCGGGATGTTCTGAACAATCGGGATGAAATCATGTAACATTCTCGTTAGTCTCCTTTAGTCTCCTTTCGTTTTCCTTTCGCCCTCTGAACAATAACCATCTTTCGGCGTATACCTTAAATGTGAGATTTCAAAATCAGACCAAACTTGACAAAGACCTTCTCTTCCGTTTTCGTCTGTCCAGTTGTCGCAATCCCGACACCTAACTACTTCCACCACATCTTCGGTCGATGCACACATAATCACATTCCGTATTGCAGGAATTATGTGCTTGAGTTCATCACACTCTTGCCACTTGTCGAATACGATTTTTGCAAGAATATCTGTGTCAATGTATCTCATCGTCCTCTTCCTCGCTTTCCAACTGTTGCAATTTTTCAAACTGTTCGGGTGTCAGCCAGTATGGCTTCACTTCTGCCATTTCATCGTCCTCATAATCGAACTCGATCACATAGATCTGAAAGGCTGGTTCGTCACATAAGAAAGTGCATACATAGCCGTTCTTCGTCAGGATCTTTAGAACCTTTCCGATGTCTGCAAACATCTCTGTTTCGTTTCCGGCATAGTCCTCAATGGTGAAGACAATCTCATTAGGTTTCGGCATCGTCCGTTCTCCTTTCGCCGTATCTGCACCTATTCCCTCTGAATACTGTCCCGTCAAAAACGAAATCGTGATAAATGCAATCGGGGCAATAGTTTCTGTTCAAACGGCAGAACCTACGATGCCTTATGCGGTCAATCAGTTTCTTCCACATCTTCTCTCCTTTCGCCATCAGCGCAGAACCAATCGTGCGGCAACAAGCCGTCCACACACTCGCACCATACGTACATCGTTTTGGGTGCGTTTTTATGGTGTATGCAGTCCTTACACCGCACCACGGGAACAACATCGGCGGTCGGTGCTTCATCAATCGTATTAAGTGGAGCATTGTATGGATCAGTTCCCGACATAATACCCATACACACAAATTCCATTTGTCGTTTCAGCCTATCCGCGTCAATGTATCTCGCCATCGTCAGTTCTCCTCACTCAAAATCCCGAACCTTTACCTTAACGATCACACGTTTTCCTTGCCTATCTCGGAGTTCTACCTTCGGTCTTCCTACCACACCTTCCATCGGTGCGTTTCCGATAGTTGATTGAGGCTTGCTTTTCACGAAACGTACCGCCGAGTCAATATCTCCTCTGAAGAGAAGAGGCACACAACTAATCCCAAAGGTCGTGGCGATGTTTTCTACGGAGTCTCGTTTAAGCCACAGATCTTTGTCCGGGAGGTAAACATCAAACAAGGCGAAGTCCACATTGTTCGGATTGTAAAGGTCTCCGGCTTTTTGGATTTTATGCCCGTAGCCTTCCCCGAAAAGGATCACATTGTTTTCTCCGAAAATCTGTTCAAACAGTTCCTCGGTCGTTTCTCCACAGAACATATCGTTAAGCCGAATGAAAAGCGTTGCCGGGATCTGCGCCTTTTCCGTTCTTCCTTGAAAACTGACGGAATGTCCATCCCAAACCACGCCGATATTCGTGCCATCGATTTTTTCTGTCCAATCCCAAGTACAATCTTTCAGGTACATCACCGTTTCATCACGGAAGCTGCCCTCTATCAGTTTTTTCGTGCCATTTACATCACGCTCATATACTGTCTCGATTTTGATATACTCTTTCATTCTTCTCTCCTTTTGCAAGCGATGATTGAACTTGTAAACCCATCGTATTCAATGCTGATCGGCTTATTCGTCCAACAACACGGCACTCCATATTTTGACTCGATTTCCCAATTCAAGGACGGTGGATAGAAGAAGTGAATGGCATCTATTTTGTCGGCGATTTTGTACCATTTTCTATCAGGAAAGCTCTGCCCAAGCAAGAGAATGTTGTCATACCCGTTCTTCCCCCAAAAGCCGTCATAAATGCCGTTAGGGATCATGAGAAAAGTATAGAACTCTCCAACCCTCTTTACTTCGGCTTTCTCAATCAGTTCTTTTAGTGCTTTCTTCATTGTCTCTCCTTTCCCATTTTGGACAGAATAGATGGAGTTTTCCGTCACCGCCGTGTTCAAGCCACTCGCATGAGCGCAATACATCGATCTGATGTTTGCAATTACGGCAACCCTTGTATCCACGACGTTTCATCTCGGCTTCAAACCAATTAAGCATCTTCGCCATCGTTTCGTATTTCACCCCACGCACAGAAGCCGTCGATTCTCGCTCCTGCTTCCACCAATAAGCAAGTGACAATCGTTTCGTCCTGTTCCTCGTACCACTTGCAATCCTTACACCGCACTACTTGAACGACATCGGCGGTCGGCGCGGATTCAAGAACTTTCAATGGTTCATTAAATGGTTCGCACCCACTCATAACCCCCATGCAAGCATTTTTCATTGGTTCAATCAGCGCATCCGCATCAATATATCTCGCCATCTTCTCTCCTTTCTCCGTCAGCACAGAAGAAGTCTGCCGTGCGCTCTTTCCCTTTGCACCAGTAGCACTTGCCTAATGCGTCCCACGCTGAATGCTTGCAATCCTCGCACCGCACCACGGGAACAACATCGGCGGTCTGTGCATTCTCTAACTGTGCGGACGGAAGATTATTAACAATATCTTGCATTTTTCCAATAATTACCTTTCTATCAAAATACTGTTCCTTTGCCTGTTCCATCGCCTCAATCACCGCTTTTCTGCTGATTAAATCACCATTCATCGTTTTTCCTCCGTCAGAACACCTCATTCGCCACAAGGGCTACAACCAAAACGCCGATGAAGATGATGCCCCACAAGATCAGTTTAGAAACCATACCCTCACCCCCAATAAAATCAGCATTGCGATAGTCAGGATGAACGATGCGACAATGATCCATTTGAACGCCCCCGCTCCTTCGCCCTCTGCCTTGCTTGTGATGATGACGGAGGTATAAATGCCTTGGGAAACCAATGCGATGCCCCACAAAATAATCAGAACCACTTCCATCTCTTAATCTCCTTCCACCAAGGCAAGTCTTGCAGAACCTCTTCTTCCGTCATTCCGAGTTGCTCCGGCTCTATGCCCATCTTCCGGCAACTCTCCAAGGCTTGCTGATAGGTGTAAAGCCACCAACTGTTCTCGGAGTACTTGCGCTTCCAAAACTGAACCTTGCGGATCAGGTACTGAACTACCTCTTCTTCGCTCACCCAATGCCCCGGTCTTGCTCCGAGGATCTCCAAGTCCTCGATGGAGAGGATACCTTTCCAGTAGGAGATTTCAGGGCAAGGGTTCATGTGGCTACTTGCTCCAAGACTTGCCATCGGCTAACTCCTTCCAAAGCTCTGCCGTATCGTCCTTCTTCGGCTTCTCTTGCTTCAAATACCGAAGTCTCTGTGCGAACTCCCTATCGTACTGGCTCTTCGTGATCTCCTCCCCGACCACATTCCTGAACTCTTCCTCGGTGTAGTCATAGAGGACTTTGGTCGGCTGACCGCCTTTCCTCGCACTTTCGAAAGTCCACTTGTCTCTCTCCTCTTGTGTCTCCAGTAAGGACGGAAACCGCTCTCTTCCGGCAGCGCACGGACAAGCCCTCATCGTTTCTGTGTAGAGGAAGTTGCCGTCACCCAAGGCTTTCTTCCAGTAGCGGAAGTAGTAGCCTCTGTCTCCGCACTTCTTGCACCGCACCCCATTGTTCCATGTCTCTCTTGAGGAAGCGTAGTCCTCTCTCGCATAGTGTTCCGTGCGGATCGCATCGAGGAGACCGGGGTAGTTAGGGAACTTGCCGGGGTTTCGAACAAACTGTTTCGCCCCTAACAGAACCTCTTCGTCCGTGTACTTCCGCACATCCTCGGCGAACATCTGAAACGCCACATCTCCGTCAAGGAAGTGGTAGTTGGAAGCAACCAGGAGGTTCTTAACATTGAGTAGTGTCCGAGTTTCCATTCAGCACCGCCTCCGCAATCTCCAAAGCTCTCTCGTCAGAAAGGCTCTGCCGATACCCTCTTCTGTCTTTAGAGAAGTCTCCGCTATAATCGTCATCCCAAGACCATTCGCAGAACCAGGAACTTCCGAGTTTCACATAACCGCTTCCGATCTCGTTTCGGATGATGTAGGCATTGTAGGCATCGAGTCCGTTGGAAATAGTCTGTAAGGATACATTCTTCTTTCTCGCTGCTATGAAATGCCGGAGAGCATCCTTCTTTCCTTGCTTCCTTGGGTACTTCTTCCAAAGACCTTCGAACTCGTTCGCATAGTCCTTTTCAGTAATGGAATCTGCCGATTTGAAGGATTTTGAAGGATTTTGAACATTATTGTTTAATATATTTATGGTTTTCTCTTTAAGTAATTCTTCTTCTTTTGCTTCTTTTCTTCTTCTTATCGTGCTTTCTCTTTTCTCGATGAAGTCTTCAATTTGCCCAACCGTCAATTCCCTAAAGGAGACCCCGTACTGGTCTGCAATGAACTGTAATGCGATACGCTCCAGGTTGTTCATCATTCCTCCCCTCTTGCCCACGCTCTGTGTTGCTCTGCGGAGGTGAAGAACCCTCTTCCGGCTTTCGCATCTTCCGCTATTGTGAGGATGGAGAAGACCGACAACGCCACGATGGCTAAAACTAAAATCACTTTCTTCATGCTTTTCCTTTCCCGATCAGAGCCTCCACCTCCGACCGATAGATCACATAGACCTTCCGCTTCATCTGAACGACCGTTCCGAACCTGAACGCCCCTCTCTCCAAGCCGACCCTGATGCATTGTGGGCTGACCCCAAGCAGCTTTGCCGTTTCTGCCACGGTCATTGTGACTTTTTTTGTCTTTTCTTCCGTTCGTTTGTTCATTGAGTTTTGTTGTATTTTACGGCAAAAAAACAATGTCCTTTTGGTCTACTCCGAGTGCATCTGCAATCGACTTTCCTTTTTCGTAGGAGATGCGTTCGGGGTTCTTGATCCAGTTGTAAACCGTCTTAACGCATACCCCCGTGTCGGCTGCAAGCCTTTCTTTTCTTATGTTTTTTTCTTTCATCCACTCCGAAATTGTCTTGCTCAAGGTTAACCTCCTTTCTTGCTGATATCCGAACGATTGTTCGTTTTTGTCACAGACAAATGTTGTATCTTTTCCCACATATTACCAAACTGGTTTTAATCTGTCAAGCAGTTTTTTACAGAAAAAGGTTGTATTTTTATTGACTTTTTTCGGGGCTTCCGATATCTTCATAATATAGGAGGTTGTCAGTTATGAGTAAGATTTTCGGAGAGAACTTGCGTGAGATCCGCAAGAATGCAAAGATGCCACAGTATAAATTGAGTATTGCGATGGATGTTACCCAACAGACGATCTCGTCTTGGGAAGCCGGAAGGACAGAGCCGAACATGGGGCAGATCGATAGGTTGTGCAAGATCCTCGGATGCGATGTCGGGGATCTCCTGAAGAACACCTACCGCCCAATCTCCGTGAATGACAGAAAGCTCTTGGATGCCTACTACGAAGCACCCGAATCCGTTCAGAATGCAATCAGAACGCTTCTTGGTCTTGACGATGACAAGAAGGCTATCAAATGGTTTGAGGACAGACGGAGATGAAACGCCCTAACGGATCAGGAACTGTATACAAACTCAAGGGCAACCGCAGAAAGCCTTGGGCTGCGAGAAAAACTGTCGGATGGAATGATGACGGCAAGCCGATCTATGCGTTCGTTGGGTTTTATGAGACAAGGAAGGAAGCCCTTGAGAACCTTGAGCGTTTCAACACCAAGCCATCAGACAGAAGGATCACATTCGGAGAGTGTGCGGAGAGTATGCTTGCGGAGTCGGAAGGTACATTCAGCGAGGCGCATATGAGGGGTATGAAAGCATCTGCCGACAGATGCAAGAAGCTTTGGAAGATTAAAATGGATGATGTCCGGCTTGCCGATATGCAACCCATCGTGAGTGAGGTGAGTGAGTCTGTGGGTAGGCAGACGAAGACCTACTTGAGGAAAGTTTTCGAATATGCCGTGAGACACGAAATATTGCCCGTAGAACGCCCTCAAGTGGTCGGGTACATAAAACTATCCACCGAAAGGGGAAATGTCTTAAATCGGCAAATATTCACCTCTGAAGAGATATCTAAAGTGGCAGACCCGCTTGTTATCATTCTGCTCAATACTGGAATGAGGGTCGGTGAGTTGCTTGCCCTTAAGCCCGAAGATGTCCACCTTGAAGAACGATGGCTCTATGTCAGAAAATCGAAGACGGAAGCCGGGGTTCGTGTAGTCCCGATTTGTGAGAAGATAGTCTGGTGCTTCGATGCGATCCCGGCGAACATCTCTTATGAGGGGTTCAAGAAGCGGTTCGTCAAGAAGTACAATGGGCATCTCCCACACGATACCAGGCACACATTCATCTCTCGGTTGGCGAGTCTTACTCCACCAGTTGACGAGCGAATCACCAAAGCTATCGTTGGTCATGCCGGGTCAGGGATCACGGAAACTGTCTACACCCACCTCGACCTGAAGGTGCTTCTCGATGCGGTAAACCGCTTGTGAAAAGACGGGTACTGTGTTACTATGGCGTTACTAACGCACACAAATTAGCACTATTTCAGACAGATTTATGTTGTGTTTTTCACAGATTTATGTGGTATTTTCCACGGTCAATAATATCGGTTTTCCTTGTAAACAAGCCAAATACTCGGTTTCAAACGAACCAAACACTCGTTTTCCGCATATTTCCGATATTAAATCACAACTTTCAAGGTATATAAGGAAAAAGCGGGGTCGTGTTAACCGCTTGTTATCTACCGCAAAAAGTACCCTTTTCCATAAATGCAATCAGCACCCTGACCTTGCAGAGTGCCGACCGCCTTTCTGTGATATTTTTCGGATAAAAGAAGGAGTTTTACTGGTATATTTTCACGATGTACTTTCGGGAAGGAAAGCGCACCGGGATTTGAATGTCCACCGAGTTTGGGTTGAAGTCACCCTTTGCAGAGCCGACCCTCACTCCCGCCGTGGCATCATTCTCAAAGTTGCTCACATAGATATAAGGCTGACCTTTCAGCCATTGTGAGTTTGCGAGGATCTCGCCCTCTTGCTGACAGACGATCACAGAGGGTTCGAAGCCAAGTGCGGACTTCGGAACGGAGATGTAGGGGCAAGCCCTTGTCAGAACGCCCGCTCCAGTTGACCAAGTTGCGAAGTCACGGGAACTCTCAAGGGTCGCAGAATAGGAGTCCGTTTCCACATCGTGACCCTCATAGCGGAGGCAGAAAGTCCAAGGGAAGTTGTAGTATGCGGAGTATTCCACCTCCCGACCCGTCTGATCTCCAGGCTGACTTCCTTCCCAACCGTCTTTTCCGTTCTCATCTCTCCTCGCACCGCAGATGGTGGTCGAGTTGAGCATCATTTCCGTATGCCCTCTCTCGCCGTCATAGGGGTGGAGAAGCACATCACCCATACGCAGACCCTTGCCAGTTGCGAAGTCAACCTTGTCGGTCACATCCTTAAAACCGCACTTGATGAACGGCTTGTACATATTGCTCGTTGTCGAAGCTCCATTGTCACGAACTGGAACTCCGGCAGATTGCCAACAGTAGGTCACAAGTGAAGAGCAATCGAAGTCGGACGGCTCTCTGCCATACGCACCATCTCTATGAGGTTGCGAGTAGCCGTAATCTCCGTCCGCAATTTCTTTCGCAAGCCACACGGCTTTTTCAATAGCGGTTGCCATTTTAATTCCCCCAAATGACTATTTTGTCCCCAAAAATGACTATAATTGGGGGCATTTCTGCCCCCGATAGGGTACAATTTCCGTCCTTTGACTTCGTTTTGTTCCCTATCGGGTATAATTACTGTTCCTTTGTGTCTGCTTCTTCGATGGTCTGACCAGTTTCGATTGCATAGCCTTTCCCGCAATTCTTGCACTCAAGGTCTTTTAAGAGCGTTTTTTGTGGGCGCACCGCAATCCACCTATGACCGCATTTTACGCAGATGACCTCTGAAATAGTGTAGCCCATATTACTGCTCCTTTAAGCGTTCCAAGATAATGTTCCACGCCGCAGAGATCCCTGCCGCAAGTGCCGAGCAGAGGACGGGGCAAAGCACCGCCCACAGTACACTCCACGATTCGGGTAGCCCGTTTGTGAGGATCATTACCACTTCGGGGACGAGTACGCCGCCGAACGCCTGAACGAAAGTCTTTAAGGCTCTGATTTGCCAATCTTTGAGTTTCATATTGTCTCCTTATGCAAAAGCAATGTTGCCAATCAGCGGAATATGATCGATATTCACGCCGAGATTTGCGGTTGTCTTTGTCAGGTCTGTGCTTACGGACTTGATTTGAAAATCGTCCGAGCAGATGATTTGATCGATTGCAAACGCATTAGACCAATCCTGGCTATTGCAAGCCGTGTTCAGGATGCCGAACGCACCGCCATTGGCAAGCGTATCGTCCGCGTTCAGGAACTGGTTGTAGATGTTTGCGTTCTGTTCAGAAAATGGATCATGCAACGGAGAATTGAAGTCACCGCAGATGATGTACGGTCTGGACAGTGCGCTTACATAGGTGTAAATCTCTCCGGCTTGTAGTATTCGTTTCGGGATGTCTGACGGATGCAGATGTGTAACAAATACGGACACGGATGTACCGTTTATGTTAATGACCGCTTCGTCATAGTACCGCTTGCCCGTGTTATCATTCGTGAAGTAGTGAGTTGAATAACTGGTGATCTCGTGCTTGGAGCAAATGCAACGCCCATAATACTGTTCGTTCCCGGCTTCTGGATGAATATAGTCGAAGTAGGGTGAAAGTACCGATGCAGCCGTTCTTCCGCTTTGCGAGAAGTTCGTCCAGTATTCCTCGATGCACAGAATGTCGGCTTTGTTGCGCTCCAAGATGCCGTTTTGAAGCGCATAGAATTTGGCATCGTCCGTAGATGGGACATTAGTGCCGCTTCCGCAATACCAACCGCCGACATTGTAGTTCATCACACGAAGCGTGTTTTTTGAATAGACAACATCTCCGTTCACATCGTATGCGTTATCAACCAATGTGCCGTTGACATCATATAATGCGTACTGCTGGACGCCGCCCTTGTTATAGACAGACATTAGAAATACCTCACGCCATTTATAAAGAACTTCGGTCTGAACGTGATGGAGACGTTGTCACTTGTTCCCGGGTTGTCATAAAACTGGAAGGCAAAGCCTCCGATTGGTCTTGCGTATGCTGCCGAAGCTAAATCGTAGTCTGTTACGCCTCCGCTTCCGCTTCCATTTTTAGCCATCGGGCAGGTCGCCGTATACAGGTTTCCGGTCGTGTCCGTCCTGGAATACTTGAAATGTGCGGTGATTGCCGTCGAGGTCGGATTTGCCCAGCTCGTCACGTCCGCAGTATTGTGTATCTCATCCCCGACCTGCACTGTGAAAAGGGTTGTGGTCGGCGCAGTTTCAGAGCATGTTCCGTCTGGGTAAACATAAATAGACGCGCTTGCCTTGCCTTTGATAGTGAAGTAGTTGCCTGATTTGGAGATTCTGTAGACCTTGTTCGAAACGGTGACTGATTTTTCCGCAAAGTCCGGGATGCTATACAACGGAGCGGTAACGGTTACATTAAATGTTGTTGTCCTCTCAAGATATGTGACAGTAATGACAGATGTGCCGCTAATAAGAGAACCGCTCAATGTATAATCCGCCGCGTCAATGGTTGTTGTCGAACCATCTTCCCAGATTGCGGTAACTACCAATGTTCCGTTCGCACGGATGTCCGCAAGCGTATCATCCGTGTAAATCGTTCCACTCTGCGTGTATGTTGCGGTAATGTAATCCAATGGATACAAAGCATTTAACAGATTCATGTATGCTTGCTGACCCTCATCGTCTATGTATGCAACCTTTGATGCTAATGTCAGAAGAGCATCCTTTACATCGTTACTCATATCTCCTCCACTTGCCGTTCCTGTGACTCCGAAAATCGTCACGCCTGAAACGATGTTACTTGGGATTAGGTTCGGATCACCGAGAATGGTCTGCGCGCCCGTGAGAAACTTTCCGCTTGCGATGGTCTGATTTGTGGTTGTCGGAGTTATCGTCTGTGCGGGTTGGACGGAGAGCGTTCCGGCTTCAAGCGTGTCCGACTGCGAAGGAATATACCCTCCGCTCACAATGTCGAGATCGACCTCTACTGTGCCATCGTTCTGAACCGCAAGACCCGAAAGAATGAGGGGGGATGCGTTCGGCATTGTCTTCGTTGCGTTTGCGGAGTAGTAACCGCTTGGGGCGGTCACAGTAGCACCGCTCACAGTTAGGTCGGGCGAGGACTTCCGAGGGATTGCCGAACCGACATAGTTGGACGGAATTGCTCCGACCGAAACATCAACCTCATCGAAGCCATCGTATCCGGGGTCGGGAAGAAGCGTGTCGGAGATTGCCGTTTCAGAGGGCGTGTAGGAAACGGACTTCGTTTCAAGGTTCGCACCTCCACTACCCGAAGTGGGGTATATCTGCGCCCCCGAAAACTGAACAGACGGAACAAGACCACCGCCTTTCAGAGTGGTCTTTGGCGAGAGTTCACCACCGTTTAATTCCACATAGTAAGTAGCCATAAAGACCTCCTTACCTTATGTTGTCACTTCGGGAGTGATGTTCAGAATACCCTGATAGAATGTGTAAATCTTACCGCCCGTGGTAATCTGTGCATCCCAATAGTACTTACCCACATTCTGCGTGGAGTTCGTATGCGAGATGTTCCAGTTCAGCTTTCCGTCCACGATAGCGGTCGAACCGCTGAATACCACCGCCGGAGTAGTTCCGCTATTCTCAATCGGCGCAACACGGACAGTAATGGCAAAGGTGTCCGACCCCGTTGGGGTGTACTCCGTTTTTGTGCCGTCTGCCGAAACCGTGTAGATCGGCATGACAAGGGTGCAATCATCACCCCTTGTGAGGGAAATGTTCGTATAGAGGATATTCCCCATCGTCTGTTCAGATACACTAACCATTCTTCTCTCTCCTTATGCGCTCTTGAAAACGCCGTCTTTCAGAAGTTGCTTGTACACTTCCCTTATATGTGTGACCGCTTCAACGGTGAAAGAGTTTTTAAACTCGGCGTGGTCGGCGCAGTACCTTTCGTAGTTGTCCACATCGTCCTCAAGAATGACCCTGAAATACTCCCTACTGTGGTGAACCCCGGCTATCAACTCATCATCGAAACGGAGAATGTTCTCTCTTGCGATCCTCGCATCCCTTTCGGAGAACTGCGCCGACAGAGTGTCGAGTTTGTCGAGGATCTCCTTCTGCTTGTCCTTCCTCCTGTCAGCCCGTGAAATGAGGAACTGAATGAAGCCGAACACCGCACCGCTTGTTACTACCGCCACGATAATCGTGAATAAGTCTTTCCATTCCATCACGCCAACCTCTCTACAAGAAGCCAACCGTTACCGCCATATGAAGTGCCGTCCATTGCCCGACCGACAAGATAGAAAATGGTATTGGCGGGTACGTTCGTCACAATGCCGACCACTTGCTTGACGGAAGCTTTCGGAGTGTTTTCGATAATTCCGCAAAGCTCCGTTGCGCCAGTATCAGCCGTAGCACCATCGGTGAACGATGTGCCGTAGAAGATATAAACTCCGTTGAAACCCGCCGTTGTTGAAAGATAAAGGTCTGCGGTAATTTTGTAAGATCCCGCCTGGGAGACCCTAACGCCACCGTCATATACGCTCATTCCGCTCTCACCGAATGGAACTTCAACGCCATCGCTGTCAAGTGCCATTTTGTGCATATAGCCGTCATACGGAATTGTCGTGCCGGATGTCGTTTTTAAGCCCTGAAACAGAGTGGACATTCTTCCGAGGAATGTCTCAACGGTCACAAGATGTTCGGCAGACCCATCGGATACAAGCACTTTATCCGTCAAGTCAAGGTTAGTCGAAGTGGAAATGTCCTGAAGTTTAATGCCCATATCTGCTCCTTATGCTATGCGTACTGCATTCAGATAAGTGTAGGTTGCCTTTGCCGAACAACTCGCACTTGAGTTTGCGTTGAGGTAGTAGGTCGTGGTTGCGGTCGGTGTCAGAATGACATGGCATTGCACGTTCGTTGTCTGCGACACCGATGTGTCCGAGTCATTCCGTCCGTAGTTCGTATGGTACGCACCCGATGTCGGAGAGATCGTGACAACTTTCCTCGATTGAACCGCAGAGAACTCGACCTGACCCACAACTACCCAAGTGCCAGGTTCGAGGCTGATGGAGAGGAGTTGTGTGCAAGAGGTTGTCTGCGCTGAAAGGCTCACATCGGCAGAAAGGGTCTCCAAAACCGTTGTGCCGACCGGGCTTGAGTGATTGCCCAATGCGAGTTTGGATGGTATCTGAACCGTATCGTTCGCACCGACAATGGTTGTACCCGCCGATGTCATCAGGATTTGGTTGTCACCCCATACGATCTGTGCGAGGTCTGCCGGATAAGGCAAGAAGTACAGACCGTGTAAGGAGTCATCCTCTCGGTAGATTGCGAAAGATGACCCGGAGGGGTAGGCAATGTTCGTCTTGGTGGAACGGGCGTTGGTATCGGTGTAGTAATCGTAACTCTCATCCGTCCGCTGCATCGTACCCTTGATGTCATACTCCGCAGAAGCCTTGCCGTTGAAATGGATCGTCTGCGAGATCAGCGGAACGACCCATACCCCAATGCTCGGAACGACCACGATGTCGTTGCCGTCATAGGTGGTAATGTTCTCTCCGTCATAGTCCGTAAGCACTTCCTCGTTTCCGTAGGTAAGGGAGACTTTGAGGAGGTCTCCGACCTGGAACGAGGGGTCTGCCTCGATGACGGACAAGCGCATCGGAACATAGGACGGAATGCGGTACAGATAGGTGAGAAGTGTCTGTGCGGCTTCCTTTACGAATGGGTTGCCGTTGAACTCATAGACCGAATTACCGCCTGACACAGGGTACAAGAGCGTTTCGCCCTGAAGGGTCTTGACCGATACGCAATCAACTTGCGGAATGGTGAACTCCTGAACTTCCAACGAGTTCGCTTCCACTCTGTCAGCCGTGACCGGGTATGCTTCCGAGTCCCTTTCGCCGTCAGGCTTGTAGATGTAAAGGTCTTTTGTCTTTGCACGAAGCCTTGCGTTGCACCCGACCGCCTCAAGCAAGTAGGAAATGACCCGTCTGCAAGAGTAGGAGTTCTGAAGAAGCGTTGCAACGCTCACAGATAGGTTTTTAAGCCGTTCGGAGATGGTGTTTGTCGGATAATAGACCCCCATCCCACAATGGGCGCAAAGCTCATTTAAGAGCGTGTAGCCGTTCGTTGCCCAAGATCCGGCAAGAACCGGGGAAGCATCTACATCCAACTCATGCACAAGGTCGAAAGCATCCAATATGGCAATCGTCCGACCCATTGTTGACTTCGGGCGATTTACGATGAAATGCCCCATGCAAGTCATCAGGTAGGACTCCGTGATGCCGTCTTGCCTCATAGTCGCAGAGCCGTTGCCGTTCAGGACTACGGACTTTCCGCTTGAGAACTTGTCGAGCATTGCGCCCGTGAAGCCCTTATACTCTGCGTATGTCCCGTCAGAAACCTTATATTTGTATGCGGTGATCACACCGCTTGCTTCCATAAAGAAGTAGATGTACCCATCGAGCATCGAGTACAGACCGACACAGTTTCCGCTCTCTACAAGGGTGCTATCTGCATAGAAGCCGTCCGTCTTTCCGTAGTAGGTGGTGGAGGAATAGATGAGCCTACAATTCTCTCCGCTCAACGGCGTGTACTCCGACAGAGTGTTCCGTACCCCGATGTACGCCTGAAGCCATCCGAAGTTGTGTCCGTTCAGATAGCCGTTGACATTCATTAAGGTAACGCTCATAGTCCGTGACGGAACGCACCCGATGCCGTAGTTCTCCCCCGAAGACATCTCGTCAACGAAGGTCGCACCGTCCGTGGTCATGTCTCCGTCCGTGGACAGATAGAAGTTGCCGTTGAACGATGTTTTCTCGTCACATTCCGCAAGAAGAAGGATCTGCGGAGACTCTCCGTCAATTATGAGGTTGTGAAACGCAGAGCTTACATTATCCATATCAGTACTCGATAAAGGCTAACTTCGTTTCGTCATAGAGGATCGTGCCGTTCTGTTCGTTTATGGAGCGGATCTTGAACTTGATGTCGGGGATGTAGAACCGACCAGTTTTGTATGAGTGGTTCTCATCGTCCCAATACTCAAGATAGATCGTCTTGCTATGCGTGTTCGCCATATTCCTATGGAGCAAGTCCATAAGGAAGTCGTGTTGCCAGTTGTTCAGATGCGGAACTGTGAAGTCAACACGGGTGGCGGTATGCGGAAGCACATTTCGGTGGAGGATTCCGTCCAAGGAACGGGTACTGTCGAGGTCGAGCCTTTGGTTCGGCTCAACCTCATAGGTATCGTAGCGGATGAACCAGTTCGGGAGAACCTCTCCGTTCTTACCGCCAAGTTTGATGAGATAGCCTTGGAACATCAGCCCGTCACCCCCGAATAAAGTCTTGTGCTTTGGTTGACCACCTTGCCGAGCGAGGCACTCGGAGAGATGGTGAGCCTCTGCGACCGAACTGCACCGATCAGTTCACGGAGCAGAGCAGCCTCTTCCGCTCCAGTTCCGTAGACCGCAGATGCGATGCCGGAGATCTCGTCCCCCGACACAACGCCAGTTCTGCCGTTGATAGAGCCGACCATTTCCGCTCCGCTCTCGCCCGCCACGAACATAGAACCCATGTCTGGGAAACCGCCGTCCGCATAGGCTTGAACTGTGACCTTCGTTTTGTTCCAGTTCCCTTGCTGACTTGGTTGCATCACGATCTGTGTGTTACCGAGTTTCTTCAACTCTTCTACAAGACCCTTGCGGTATTCAGATCCCCAATACTTTCCGCTTCTCGCCCAAGCCCTTGAAAGCTCGTCCATCTGCGCCAAGACCCTTCTGAATGCTTCAGGCACTTCCTCTGTTGTCTTATTCAAAGACTTCAGGAAACCATCTATGCCTTTTTGCATTTCGGAAAGGGCATCACTCACGCCTTTTTCAGACCCCGAAGCCGTCTTGTTGAACGCATCCAACGCCCCGGCTGCGGTAGCCTTTGCATCGTCAAGGGCTTTCTTCTCCTCTTCGCTCAAGAAGATAGTCCCGTCCGCAATGCTCTGCTTGAAGTTACCAAACTCACTCTTCCACGAAGCGAAGAATGCCTTGGAGTCTTCCGTCTGCTGACCAGTAATGTCCGCAATGACCTCGCCAAACTTAACCAACCCATCAAGGACGAACAAGATCGGTTCAAGGAATGCGCCGTAGATGATTTTCCACGCAGCACCCCAAAACGAGGTGTCGGTCACGCCGTTCATTATCCACGAAAGCATCTCGCAGATACCGCTTAAAATGTTTCCGACACTTGTGAGAACGCTTCCGATAGCGGACAGAACAATGCCACCGATTTTGCCAAGAGACGGAAGCAAGAAGTTCAGAATGCTTGTCAGGAACTTCGCAATCTCGTCCGTTGCTCCGAGGATCAGGGACAATCCGTTGAAAAGATCGTCAAGCCCAAGAAGAAGGTCATCAATCGCACCGCTATCAGTTAGTGTCTTGAACACGCTGATAGTTTGTTCGATACCGCTGATGGTAAACTTCCCAATCACTTCAAGGAGTGTCTTGAATGCCTTGCTCTGCGAGAGCTTCGTAAGCACTTGCGAGAACAGATCGAGAACGACAGAGATGAGATTGAGTGTTGCCTCGTTGATACCTCTGATAATGGACAGAACCACATCAAACACGCCGTTGTCCTTTAACTTCTTCAGGGTATCGGCAATTATGGAGATGGCTTTCGCCAGTAGGGAAAACGCACCGTCTGCAAACTCTGCAACGATTGGCTTTAACTGATCCCAAATCTCGCCAAGGACTTTCTTAACTTCCTTGAGAGGCTCAAGCATCTTTCTGAACCGCTCCGCAAACTCCTTGATCTTCGGATCGATATCGACATAGTTCCCGGTAAGCGGAGGAGTCTCCTCTTCGGTTCTTCCCGAAGACCTTGGTGTGGTGAGGTTGTTCAGTTGGTCAAAGTCCATCAACTGAATGTTGAGGGCTTTCTGTGCCTTTGCTGCCTTGTTGGCTTCCTCTCCGTAGGACTTCGCAACCTTTTCAACCTTGAGCCAGGTGTCATATCCGGCAAGCGCACGGAAGAACTGGTTGACCACATTTATCAGTTCGACAAACCAATCAACCAGTTCGACAAGGTGAGGCATGAGCATCTCGATGAGCGGTGCAATGGCTGCCCCCAAGGCATCCTTGAGGTACTGGACTTCCGTTGCGTAGGTGTCCATTACCCTCATAAAGATTTGGTCATTCGCCTTTGACCACTCATACATCCGCTGAATGCCCTCGCCCATAGCGGTCGTGACGGCTTTGATAGCACCACGGATCGCACGATAGATGAGGATACGCTTCAGGGCGGCGGCAAGCCGTTTCAGACCATTTGCGTGATGATGAACTGCATTCCCGGCTTTCTTATGCTCTTGAGTTGTTTTTGAGGTTTCCTTGGCGTTCTCTTTGGAGACAGAAGTGTTTTCCTTTACCGCCCCGTTTACCTTCCCGACCGCATCGGCAAGCCGTTCCATCCCCTTTGTTGCTTGGGATGTATTGGCTTGGACATCTATCCCGATTTTCTGTACGGATTCAGCCATCCTTCTGCTCCTTTGCCTTTTTCGCCTTGAAACGAGCCATACCCCTTTCAAGTGTCAAGGCAAACTTGTCGTTCTGCGCCTTTATCTCGGCTTGCTTCTCCTCGTCCGTCTTATCGTGGAGAGGCAGAGGCTTCGTCAGGTATTCTTCGGGTTTCGTTCCCTTCTTTCGGAATGCGTTGCCGAGGATCGTGCCGAATGCCGATAGGTTATATGCCCCCATACGCCATTCCCAAGCGTTGATGAGTTCCTGACGGATCTCATGCGCCTTGCGGTAGTAGCCTACCAGTTTGGGTTCTCCGTCCCAAAATTCGGAGACGGACATTCCCATAGCCATATAGTAGGGGCATTGTTCTTCGAAGATTTCAGTAAAGGTCGGAGGGTTCTCTTCTTTTAGAACTTCACCGACCACTTGGCGTTTTTTGCCTTTTCCTCGTCCTGATAGAGAGTCTCGATACAGACGGCGTACAGTTCCGCAAGTCTGTCAAGAAGACCGTCAGGCATACCGCCAAGGTCATCATAGAGAATGCGCTCTGTCTCTTCTCTGCTCACGGTGTTGCCGTGGTGCATGAAGAACGCATAGTAGAAAAGGTCTTCAACACCCGAAACTGTCTTCGTTGTGATGTCCTGAATGTTGAAGCCGAGCCGTTCCGCTCTCTTCACGGAGGCTCTGTTGAACTCAAGGGTGTAGACCTTGCCCGTTTCCTTGTTTTCAAGGATAATGGGTTTCACATCTTTCATCTGAAGTCCTTTCTCCCAAAATGAGGGTGAGTTTGTGAGAAAACCCACCCTCTTGGGCTTAAATAATTAGGCAGAGGCGGTGTCCCAACCGTCAATCTGTTCTTTGGAAATGTACGCAACGATCTGCTGCGCTTCCGCAACATTCGCACCGGGGAAGCCGAGCGAAAGGGGCGTACCCGCAAAGCTCCAGGTTTTCGTATGACCGGGAAGGATGGCTTCGAACCAAGTAGCCTTGCCCGCAGCCTTGGCGGTCTCCGCAGCCGTGACGAGGGTCTCCCAAGCCGTCTGAAACGCCTGGGTGAAGTTCGCCGTGACCTGATAGTTGTCCGCTTCGCCCTGAAGACCGGGGATCACACGATGACGGGTGTCAACGAGGTTCGTGACCTCGATGGTTTCGGGTTCGCCGTTGTCTTCCGCAAGGGAAACGATGTTCTCGATCTCCGTAAAGCCCGAAGTCGGCTTCGTTCCGGCGGTCGTTTCGATCGCATACTTCAACCGAGTTCCGATTGTAGAGTATTCAAGAGCCATAGGTTTTCTCCTATAATGTGTTAGGGGGTATCTTCTTCGGTGGTCACGGGGAACTCGTCTCCGTCACCGATGAGCCGTGTCCAACGCCCCATAAGTCTGTAAATGGTAGGGTCTGCATTGTCTATTGGCTGACAGTAAGTCTGCGTAAAGCCGAGACGGGCGAACGCATCGTCAATGTCCGTCATAACGGAGTAAGCCTCATCGACCGCTCCGACAGTAAGGTTTGAGAAGACTTGAGCCTCCCAAGTGACGAACTTCATTTTGTCCGTTCTCTTGAGGTTGATCGCACCTCTGTCATATCGGTTGACTTCAAAAATATAAGCAGCCGGAAATGACGAAGGAACGATCTCAAGCCTTGAAGCACAGTAGACGGGTCTGCTCGTCAGGTTCACCGCCTCTTCTATGTAGTTGTAGATGTAGTGCGGTGCAATCATTTCAGAACATCCTCGAAGTCACCCTCGTTAAGTCTGCGGATCAGATTTTCAGAGGCATTGAACATTGCCCTTGTCGGGGGGATGTATGAGTACGAAGTGCCGTTGTAGAACCAAAATCCGTGGTCGGCAAATTGCCTTGCGTGTGTTTCAGACCAAGACCCCGGTCTTACATCGAACGGCATTTCGCCCGCCCAAGGGTGGTTTCCATCCGCATAGACACCCGCTCCAAACTCAAGGAAGCAGACATCCTTGCCCTCGGCTATGAGCATATCGTGGCATTCTTCTATACGTTCAGGGTGGACAGATGGCTTAACAAAGTCTTCCGATGGCATATAGGCAGATGCCCCGTCATAGAAGGAGTCAGCCACAATCTTTGCTTCACCCATCAAGTCCCACAGAAGCTCGTCATACTCTTTGGGAAGTTCCTTGCCTTTCCTCTTAAGAGTTTCCGTAAGTTCCTGAAGACCTGGACAAGTAATGGTAATCACGGATTGCTCACCTTTACCTTGGAGATCGCAATGGTTACGGAGTTGATGCTCTTCGCCACACGCACCACACGATAATCGTATGGTTCGGTTTCGTGGTTGGCATCAACCCATAGCCTTGTGGTCTCCGTGATAGGACATGACAGATCGTGCGTGACAATCGTGCGGTCATAGTCTTCAAGCACACCAAACCCTTCCGTGATGGAAGTGCCTCTTGATGCGGAGACATTGCACCGAAGCTCTACCGCATTGGCGTAGGTCTTGGTCTTCTCCCCGGTCTTATAGCCGTTGGAGTCCACCACATCCGTCACGCCAAGGTAGAGCGAATACCACACGCTCTTCTTGTTGCGGTCGAGTGTCAGCATCAGTACACCTTCGCCTTGGGAGTGACCTTTCTCAAGAGGTCGGCATCATCGGGAGATCCCCAAGAGCGGTTAATGCCGTTCTCGTTGTGGGTAACCTCTCCGTTCGCCCCCA